ATGGCAAAAAAAAACCAAAACGAAAATATAACCCCGAAAAATCCGATAATTGTCCAAAGCATGGACGATGTGATGCGTTCTTCAATGATGCCTTATGCGGAACATGTAATTCTTGAACGTGCTCTGCCGCGGGTTGAGGACGGATTGAAACCCGTTCAGCGCAGAATTCTTTACACAATGATGGAACTGGGGCTTTCCCCCGATAAGCCGCACAGAAAATCGGCACGTATCGTCGGCGACTGCCTCGGCAAATATCATCCGCACGGCGACAGTTCCGTTTACGACGCGATGGTTCGCATGGCGCAGGATTTTAACATGCGCATACCTCTTGTTGACGGGCACGGAAATTTCGGCAGCATGGACGGCGATCCCGCTGCTGCAATGCGTTACACCGAGGCGAGAATGACGGAAGCTGCGATGCGGATGCTTCGTGACCTTGAAAAGGACACGGTCAAATTCAGCCTGAACTTTGACGACACACTCAAAGAACCGGATTTGCTCCCCGGCTGTTTCCCGAACCTGCTTGTTAACGGCTCAAACGGCATTGCGGTCGGATTGACGACTTCCGTTCCGCCGCACAACCCGACGGAAGCGATAGATGCCGTGATCGCGAAAATTAAAAACCCCGAAATCAGCCTTGATGACCTTATGAAGATATTGCCCTGTCCGGATTTTCCCGTCGGAGGATATCTTTTGAACACAGCGGAAATTCGCACGGCATATGAAACGGGCAGGGGAAAGCTCATCAATCGCGCAAAAACACATTTTGAACCGCTCAAAAACGGAAAAACCAATATAGTAATAACAGAGTTTCCGTATCAGGTCAATAAGGCTGCCGCGCTTGAGAAGGTGCTTGCGCTCGTTCAGCAAAAAAGCAAATCGGTATTTGCCGGCATCAGCGATATAAGGGACGAGTCCGACAGAACAGGCGTTCGCGCCGTTATAGAAGTCAAAAAGGATTTCGATCCGCAGAAAGTGTTGAATGCTCTGTTTAAATACTCCGATCTGCAAAAAACCGTAAGCGTTATTATGGTTGCCATTGCGGACGGAAAGCCCAAGCTTCTCGGGCTTTCGGATGTGTTGGATTATTACATTAAACACCGCGAGAACGTTGTAACACGCCGCAGCAGATACGAACTTGACGCCGCCGAACGCCGCGCCCATGTCTTGCAGGGGCTTATCATTGCGCTTTTGAATATTGATGAAGTAATTGCGCTGATTCGTGCGTCGAAATCTCCGAAGGCTGCCAAGCAGGGCTTGATGGAGCGGTTTGATTTAACGGCGGTCCAAGCGGATGCGATACTCGATTTGCGTCTGCAAAGGCTCACCAACCTTGAGCAGCTTGAGATTGAACGCGAATTCGACAGGCTCAGCAAGGAAATAAAGCGGCTGAAGGGTATACTTGAGTCAAAATCAAAGTTGGATAAACTCATCATTGACGAACTGACGGAAGTTCGGGAGCTGCTGGCTTCCCCGAGACGCACTAAGCTTATAGATGCAGTTCAGCCGAATGACGATGAAACCGAAGAAAAAGCGGTTGCGGAACCCGCTTTTGTGATGTTCCTTCCCGATAACAAACTGCGCAGGCTGCCTCCGAAACTTGCAGCGGCGGATTTTATCGCAAAGGAGCAGCCGATACGAACTTTTGATACTTCAACGGACGGCGTTTTGCGCCTGTTCACGTCGCATGGTGCATGCTTAACGCTGCGCGTTGAAGATATTCCCGAAACCAAGCCGCAGGCAAAGCCGACAAACCTTTCCGCAGTTTTCGAACTTGAACAGGACGAAAAGCTTCTCGCGATATGCGATGAGGATTTTTCTGTCGGCAAGGTGTTCTTCTATACCCGCGGCGGACTGGTCAAATGCACCGAGGCTTCCGAATACATAACAAAGATGAAACGCATTGCCGCCGTCAATCTGAAGGAGGGCGACGGGTTGGTGCGTGTCGAATACATGCGCGAAACAACGGCCGACAGCAGCATCCTGCTTGTGACGGAGGGAGGGATGAGCATTCGTTTTGCTTCCGACACGGTTCCCGTCACAGGCCGCGCAAGTGCAGGTGTGAAATGCATAAAGCTTGATGACGGAGACGGTGTTATCTTTGCAGGGCATGTTCCGGAAGAAGGTGAGCTGCTTGTTGCTACCGACCGAGGTTACATGAAGCGCAGTTTCATATTCGACCACGAAATTCAGGGCAGGAACGGCAAGGGACTGCAATGCTTCGGCTTTAAGAAAAACGGCTCAAACGGAACGCGTATTGCCGCCGTAATGCATGTTACCGATCCGCTTGACCTTGCAGCAGTTCAAAAAGACGGAACGCAAACCGTGTTCAACACGGAGGAAGTTCGAATTGAACCGCGTGCGGGCAGGGGGCAGCCCATGGTTATGGTTCTTATGGATAATACGGTTGCGGAACTGAAAAAAACAGACAGCTCCGCGAAAAACAATGCCGAGAAAAACCCGATTTGAGTTTTGCGATAGGATTTAGCTGAAGCTTTTTCCTGCATAAACCCGAATTGTTCAGCGAATTCCGGTGTTCGGAAAGAACAAAGCGTTTTTATGTGATTTTGCTGAGGATCGCGTTCAGCTTCTTTGCCTGTTCGGCGTTCAGCATCGGCAAAATGCTGTTTGCGGCAGCCTGTATCCCTGCCGAATCGAGAGTTCCGTCCTGCTTCTGCTGCTCTGTGACGCGGAGCAGCTCATCCATAAGCGAACTTTCGCTGCGGTTCTTATATTTGTCCACCAGTCTGCCGATATCCGCTTCAGTGCGCGGGTCAATGTTGGCAGCGGACGGATCCTGCTGCCTGTCGTCGGCTGCTCTTTTTGCTGATTTTTTCAGACTTTTTGCCATTGCGAAACCTCCGTTGGAACTTGTGATGTTGAGAAAGACGGCATGAAGCGCATCAGCATGCTCGATACGCACTGAAACGCGCTGAAACGCACCGCACCGCTTGCTTTCAATAAACAATATGCACATGCAGACAGGTTTGTGAATAGAATGTATTCCGAAGGATGTGTTCGGCGGTTTAATTCCGATTAATTGCAGAAAACACCGGGAAGCGAGGTTTTATTCATGCAGCGTGTGCCGACAAGACAGAGACAATTCGTTCCGAACGGGAACGCAGCAAAACGTCCGCAGGGAGGTGAAGCTTCGCCGTTCCTGCGAATCGCAAGACGAATTCGGGAGGAGCAGGGCATTGAGCAGCTTCGAGCCTTCCTTGCCGCAATGGTTCCCTTTGTTGCGCCGAATGAGCTGAGAGGCGTATGTACAGGGTTCGGATTGGACTATGATTCGATTGTTTTGCTGCGAAACGAACAGACATCAAGGCAAGCTTCAAGGATGAACCGCGGGGAAAGTGCATCGGGGAATGTGAATGCCGGCGGCATGAACGGATTTATGAACCCGTTCGGCAGCTTCGGCAGCGCAGGCGGTGCGGTGAACGGAAACATGGGAAGCATGAATTCGGGTGCGGCAATGAACGGAATGAATCCGTTCGGCGGCATGAATCCGTTCGGCGCAGCAGGAGGACAACAGATGCAGCTTATTCAAATGCTTATGGGAATGCAGAATATTATGAAGAGCGGAAAAGGCGATATTTCCCGGATAATGAATATGATGGGCGGGCGATAGACAAATGCGCCCGAATGTGCTAAATTATGCGTGTATCGGTGCGGCCGAAACCGGTAAGCTCTTTTACGGGAGTTTTTCGGCAAAACAAAATCGGTGCAATGGTGTAAACATGAAACAAGAAAAAAGAAATGAAAACGAATGTGCGGTTCGGTGCAGTCCGCAGCAGGTGCAGGCAATTCTTGAAGGGCTTGCCGCAGCACATCCGGATGCAAAGCCCGAATTGAATTTTAGCAACCCGTTTGAGTTGTTGATTGCAACCATTCTTTCCGCGCAATGTACGGACAAGCAGGTAAATAAGTGTACTGCTCAGCTTTTTAAAGCTTATCCCGATGCGGAGTCCATGGCGGCAGCCGATGAAGAAACACTGAAAAAATACATTAAGCCTTGCGGGTTTTTTAACACAAAAGCAAAACACATACTGTCGGTCAGCCGCGATTTGACCGAAAAGTATCACGGTGTTGTGCCGAATGACAGGGAGGCTTTGCAGTCGCTTGCGGGTGTTGGACGAAAAACAGCAAGTGTCGTGCTTTCAAATGCGTTTAATGTTCCGGCGATTGCTGTTGACACGCATGTGTTTCGCGTCAGCAACCGTTTGGGACTTGCCTGTGCGGCAAACGTTGAAGCGACCGAAAAACAGCTCATGCAATGCATACCTGAGGAGAAATGGTCAATTGCACACCATTGGCTGATATTTCACGGCAGACGCGTTTGCTCTGCGCAAAAACCGAAATGCGATATATGCACACTGAAGGAACTATGTAAATACCACAAGGAGAACAGATAAAATGCAATTTGTTGATAAGGCGAGGATAATTATAAAAGCAGGCAACGGCGGCGACGGATGCGCAAGCTTCCACAGAGAGAAATACGTCAGTCACGGCGGACCGGACGGCGGAGACGGCGGCAGGGGGGGCAATGTTGTTTTCCTTGCCGATGAAAACATGAACACACTGCTTGATTTCAAGTTTGCACGATTCTTCCGTGCACAGAACGGCGAAAACGGCAGAGGAAACATGCAGTACGGCAAAAGCGGCGAGAACCTTGTAATTAAGGTTCCTGTCGGAACGCGTGTACGCGATGTCGAGTCAGGCAAGATTATTGCGGATATGAACAGCCCGGGCAGGGAACGTACTGTTCTGCGCGGCGGCAGGGGAGGCAGGGGAAATGCCAAATTTGCAACGCCGACAAAGCAGGCTCCGCGTTTTGCCCAAGGCGGACAAAAGACAAAGGAATATGAGGTTGAGTTGGAGTTGATGACGATTGCGGATGTAGGTCTTATCGGCCTTCCGAATGTCGGCAAATCCACCATTCTTTCTGTTGTCACAAGCGCAAAGCCGAAAATCGCGAATTATCACTTCACGACGCTGACACCGAATCTCGGCGTTGTAAAGCGTTATGACACATCATTTGTTGTTGCTGATATTCCCGGCCTTATCGAAGGCGCAGCGGACGGCGCAGGACTTGGGCATGATTTTCTGCGTCACATAGAGCGCACACGGATGCTCGTGCATGTGCTCGATATTTCCGGTTCGGAAGGGCGTGATCCGTTTGAGGATTATTGCCAGATTCGCAGTGAGCTGATGCGCTACAGCGACAAGCTTGCGGAACTGCCGGAGCTTATTGTTGCAAATAAAATGGATATAACCGGTTCGGAGGACAACCTTGAGATTTTCCGGGAAGAGCTTGCAATGCATATTGAGGAGGATAAAGCGCAGGGTAACGGCGGACAGGACGAGCTGCCGCGTATTTTCCCCGTTTCGGCTGCAACCGGCAAGGGGTTTGAGCCTTTGCTTGATGCAATTGTTGAAATGCTTAAGGAGCTGCCTGCAACAAGAGAGTTTGCTGAGGATGATATAATTGAAACCCCGCAGTACGAACGCGGCTTTGCAATCAGCAGGGAAGGTGAGGTCTACACTGTAACGGGTGGAACCGTTGAATATATTTTGGACACGACGGATGCCGATGACGAGGAATCTATGCGGCGTTTCCAGCGTATGTTGAAGGCTGAAGGCATAATTGATGCTCTCCGCGAGGCCGGAGCGGGCAACGAAAGTATTGTGCGCATGGGTGAATGGGAGTTTGATTTCATCGAATAAGCGGATTATATTGAATATATTTAACGCTGATAACGGGTTGTTTGATGCATTTCGGCATTGAACAGCCCTGTTTTTTAACAAATTATGCATAAAAACGGAAATAGAAATGCTAAATAAAATAACCAAAAATAAGAAACCAAAACTGAATACTAAAAAATATATCAAAAAAATTGAAAAAAAGTGTTGACAAACGAGGCGCATAGCTGTATAATACACACCGTTGCAAAAAGTGAGCTCAACGGGGTGTGGCGCAGTTCGGTAGCGTACGTGCTTTGGGAGCATGGGGCCAAGGGTTCAAATCCCTTCACCCCGACCAGTTTTTTGTGGCCCCTTGGTCAAGCGGTCTAAGACACCGCCCTTTCACGGCGGTAACAGGAGTTCGAGTCTCCTAGGGGTCACCACTCTTTTTGAGAGGGCCTTTAGCTCAGTTGGTTAGAGCGGTCGGCTCATAACCGATTGGTCCGGGGTTCGAGTCCCTGAAGGCCCACCAAGGCATACACCGCGGTCCGGTAGTTCAGTTGGTTAGAATGCCAGCCTGTCACGCTGGAGGTCAGGGGTTCGAGCCCCCTTCGGATCGCCATTTTTTTCAGTAAAAATGCGTTGCCGATACATCCTTATGCTGGTGTAGCTCAATTGGCAGAGCAGCTGATTTGTAATCAGCAGGTTGCGGGTTCGAGTCCCATCACCAGCTCCACCAATTTGCAACTTATATGGACGGGTTCCCGAGCGGCCAAAGGGAGCGGACTGTAAATCCGTTGTCACAGACTACGATGGTTCGAATCCATCCCCGTCCACCATTTTTTTTATTTTGCGGGAATGGCGGAATTGGCAGACGCGTACGGTTCAGGTCCGTATGGGGGCAACTTCATGCAGGTTCAAGTCCTGTTTCCCGCACCATATCGAGTGTTCATAACGGATTTGATGTTATGAACACTCGATTTTTTATGCTTCTTTTGGAGAGCAGGCATTTCGCCTGCTCTCCTTCGTTATGCGGGGATATATTCCACGGCCACGCCCTGTCTCGTTTCGGAGATATAATGGCTTGTCAGAGGCGCTGCCGGGATGTCGATGTACCCCACAAAGCGGTAGTGAATTGCGATTCGCTGTGTTCTACTTTTTCCGACACCCTGCGTTTCGTACACCTCGATATGGTCAATAAGCTCCCGCAGCAGCGGTGCGGTCAGCTCGTCCATCTGCATAAACTTTCGGATGGCAGCGATAAACTTGTCCTTATTGGCCGCTTGCCGCTCCGCCTCCGCAATTTGCTCCCGGAGCTGTGGGATCTTCGCTTTCAAGGCAAGCTGCTCTACATCGTATTCGTGGGTAATTTGCAGGAAGCCCTCGTCGGAAAGAAGCCCTTCCACATTCTTTTCAAAGGCCTTTTTGTAGAGTCGGGACACGGTTTCTGTTCGCATCCGTGCCTTTTGCAGCTCTCCCTCAAGGTGCTTCTTTTCCTCTGCGATTTCCCGGTTGGACTTGCGTTCCAGAAGGTCGGCGAACATTGGCTCGTCGTCCCGCAGAAATTGCGCCATTCGTTGTAGCTCCAGTTTTACCACCTGCTCGATAGCGTCCGTCCGCACATTGTGCCGGGTCGGGCAACTGCCACGGTAGTCTTTTACATAGTTGGAGTAGGAGAAAAAGCATATATTCTTATTGATGGTGTTGACGTGATACCACAGCTTGCGACCGCAGTTGGCGCAGTACAGCAAATCAGAAAAGATGCTCTTTTCGCCATTCTCCGATTTCGGCGCACGGCGCTTTGTCCGCTTGATGATCTTCTTTTGTACCTGCTCAAAGGTGTCCCGGTCGACAATCGGCTCGTGAACATCCTTGAAGATGACCCAGTTTTCTTCCGGGTTATCGATGCGGGTCTTATCCTTGAAGGATTTAGAGTAGGTCTTGAAATTGATCACATCGCCGCAGTATTCCTGCTGGGTCAGGATTTTACGAATGGTGCTGTTTTTCCATCGGTAAGGGTTTGGCTGCGTCTTTTTGCCGCCCCTGCCGATGCCTTTTTCGTGCCAGTACGCCGTGCAGTTGAGAATCCCATTTTCCTGTAAAATGCGGGCAATGGTGTCGTTGCCCTTACCCTCCAGACGTATACGAAAAATGTCCCGCACCACCTGAGCGGCCTCCGGGTCAATGATCCAGTGCTTTTTGTTCAGCGGGTCTTTCCCGTAGCCGTAGGGCGGCTGGCCCAGCGGTTCGCCGGAATTGCCCCGGATACGATGGGCAGACCGCACCTTGCGGCTGATGTCCCGGGCGTACATCTCGTTCATCACATTTCGAAATGGGGCAAGCTCATTTTCGCCGTCATCGCTGTCTACGCAGTCATTCACCGCAATGAAACGGATATTGTGTTCCGGGAAGAAGGTGTCTGTGTAGTATCCAACACCGAGATAATCTCTGCCAAGCCGGGACATATCTTCTTGTGTCAAGTAGGGACTAAAAAAATTTTGAGAATTTACAAGCCGTTCATAGGTGAACAACCACCCGTGAACGGCTTGCATTTTTCTCTATGCTCTTTTGCCGTTCTTTGTGCGACGCTTCTTATACGCCGCCTCGAACGCCTCCATCATTGGAGTGACCGGAAGCTCGTTGTCAGGCTTGGACAGATACTCGAACCGGATGCCGTTCTCCCGGAACTTTCGCTCAAACCTCATGAAAGAGGAAGTGTCCCGGCTGATTCGCGAGGTGTCGCGGGTGAGGATCGTACCGATGTCCTGACGCTTGGCTTCGTTCAGCAGGAAGCTCATGATGCCTTCCGTATGAACGCCGGAGATGCCGTCTGCCGCAACCGCAGCAGCTACCTCATAGCCCTTGTCCTTTGCATAGCGTTCCAGCTCTTCCCGCTGGTTTGTTGCCGCAAGCTGATCTGCACAGGCAACACGGATATAAAGAAACACTTTCATTTGGATCCTCCTTTTGATGTAGTGAGGAAGTCCTTGAACTTCCAGACGATTTCTATGTTGTCGAGATCGTAAATGTAGACCGCAGAAATGAATGCGTGGGTCAGCTCATAGGTCAGAGCTTTGCAGTCGGCGTACTGATCGCAGACAGCATCCAGCTTTTCATCTGAACAGGCGGTCTCGGAGTCAAGCTCCTTCATCCGCTCGTGACTGCGCTGGATTACTCCATCGTTTTCAGCAATCTTCACATCCGCTGCCGCCTTCTGCTGAATGTACGCCTCCTTCGTGATGCTTCCGGCTGCATACTTCTCGTAGAGCCTCAGCTTGGACGCCTTGTGCTGCTCGTTCTGCTTTTGCAGAGTGCGGATTTTATCAGCACATTCCTTGATGGCAGATTTCCGCAGATCACCGACTTCGCGGTTCTGTATTGCTTCCTTCTGTGCCAAAGCAAGAAACTGAGTAAGGGCATGGAAGACAACCTTCTCAATATCCATTTCCGGAAAGCTCCTGCCAACCGGACAGTCTGTGTTTCCGTTGTTGACCGAGTGAATGCACTGGAAGTATCGAATGCCAACCTTGTTCTTTCGGCGTGTCATAGCACGTTTACAGTTACCGCAGCGGACGAGTCCCTTGAGCGGATAGTCATGCTGCTTGCGCGTGGGATTCCGTCCTCCGCCTCGAATGACCTTCTGAGCAAGCTCAAAGTCTTCCTTGCTGATAATCGCTTCATGCGTACCTTCTACGATAATCGGCTCATTGACAACACGCTTTTTTGAGCCGACACCGCAGGACTTCATTTTGCGGCTGACCAGTGTTCCGGTGTAAACAAGGTTTTTGAGGATGTTATAGACCATCACGGTTTCCCAACTGATTTTCTCGCTCATGTTACTGAACTTCTTCTTGTCGGGATGCTTGCTCTTGAAGTATTGCCCCGGCGTCGGGATGCCGTCATCATTCAGGCTGCGGGCGATCTGAGAGGTGTTGCTGCCTTCCAGCGCCTCGCGGAAAATACGACGGATCACATCAGCCGCCTCCGGGTCTACGGCAAGTTTGTTCCGAATGGTGGGATGCAGGACGTAGCCGTATGGAGCATAGCCGCCGACATACTTACCCTGTTTCATCATCTGGATTTTTGCCGATGTGGTCTTTACGGAGAGGTCTTTGCTGTATGCCGCGTAGATGATGCTGCGCATAACCACTTCCAGACCGCCCGTTGTGCCTTTGTAATCGTCACTGTCATAGCCGTCGTTGATGGAAATAAAGCGGACGCCCATGAACGGAAAGGTGCATTCCAGATAGTTTCCCGTTTCGATGTAGTCACGAGAAAAGCGGGAAAAATCCTTGACACAGATCAGATCGATCTCGCCGCGCTTGACCTTCTCCATCATCTGCGTGAACTGAGGACGGTGAAAGTTCGTGCCGGTATAACCGTCATCCGCAAACTCAGACCGCTGACAGCGAGACAACTCTGGATGAATGTCAAGAAAGCGGTTGATGAGCATACGCTGGTTGCCGATGCTGTCACTTTCCGCTTTGCTTCCATAGCCGGTATCTTCATCAGCCATTGAGAGGCGGATGTAGATGCCGATGTTGTATTCCTTGCTCATTTACATCGCCTCCTGAACTTCCTTGATACTCTGAACGGTCAGAGCGTAAATATCGCCGTATTTCATGACCAGCTCGATTGAGCCGTCCTCATGGACTTTCACAAGCTCTACGGACTCGTCAACCAAATCCTGAGAGAGTTTTGCTGCACCGCTGACGGATTTCATCAGCGTAAGCCACTTGTTGTCCTCGGACATTGCTTCGGCAAACTTGACCTTCCGCTGAACCGCTTCATCCAACCGCCGGGAAAGGTCGGCATACTGCTCATCGTAGGCTTTCTTGGCAAAGGCGTATTCCTCTTCATCGAGAATGCCTTCCGTGAAGTCCTCGTAGAGCCGGGTACGTTTCTTTGAAACACCGGTGAGTTTCAGATTCAGGCTTGTGATGAGCGCATTCTGCTGATCGCGGATGCTGCGTTCGCCTTCGCTGTTCCTCAGCTTGGCAAGCAGCTTGTCGTAATTGAGAGCCGCCTTGACTTGAAGCTGGATCGCCGCAAGCACATCGGCTTCGAGCTTATCCTGCCGTGTATAATGCGGCGTACAGAGATTACCGCGTTTGACGGATGAGCTGCATTCATAGAAGGCATACCACGCGCCGTCCTTGCGTTTATCAACGCGCTTGCGGTGGAAGTAGAGCTTTCTGCCGCAGTCTGCACAGACGATTTTGTCTTCAAAGAGATTGATCAGCGTAGCGCGGATTTCTTCCGTGCGCTCCATCTTCTCAACTCTCGTCTTTGCAGCGGCGTCCCGCATCTCTCGCACCTTCTGGAAGTCCTCACGGGAAATGATTGGCTCATGAGTGTTGGGAAAAACAATCCATTCCTCGCGGTCAATGTGCTGATTTTTGACACCCTTGTAGATGGCGTTCAGCGTTCGTCCGAGTACGGTATCTCCAACGTAATGGGGATTATCCAGAATGGTAGTGAGTGAAGACTTGTTCCAAATCTTCTTTGCCGTAGCATTGCCTGTGCGGACGCCGACCTGATACTTCTGAAATTCCGGATTGGGCGCGTTCATTGCATCAAGCCGGTCTGCAATCGCAGGAAGGGACAGCCCTTCAATCTTCCATTGGAAAATCTTCCGGACAATCGGTGCGGTTTCCTCATCGAAGACCATATTGCTGTGTTCTTCATCCCAGCGATAACCATACGGGAGATTTCGCTTCTTGAACTCTCCGCTTTCCATCTGTGCCTTGAGCGCGGTAGAAACCTTGCGGGAGATGTCCTTCGAGTAGAGGGTGTTGATCATGTTTTGCAGAGGGATGATAAGGCTTTCGCCGGAGCCGTCCGTATCAAAGTTGTCGTAGTTCTCTTTGATGGCGATAAACCGAAGCCCGATCTGAGGAAAGACCCGTTCCAGATAGGTTCCTGCCTCAATGTAATCTCGCCCGAACCGGCTGAGATCACGAACCACAAGGCACTTGATTCTGCCGGTGCGGATGTCGTTCATCAGACGGTTGAACTCCGGTCTGTCAAAAACCGTACCCGTTCGTCCGTTGTCCACATAGGTATCTATCAGATTCAGATAGGGACGCTCTGCAATGTAGGACTTGCAAATCTCAATCTGATTTGCGATGACATCCACCTTTTCAGACTTGCCGCTGTTTTCAACGGAAAGACGGGCATAGATGGCTGTTGAGAAGACCTCGGAAGAGACAGATTCAACAACCGGCTCTTCGACTGCAATTTGTTTTCTGCTTTTTCTTGCCATTTGCTCATCCCTCCTTTATACGGCAATATCCAGTTCGTCGGCATAACCGAGAACGTATTCAAGTGTCTGCTGGTATTCATCTTTGTACTTGAAGACAATTTCGATTGCATGGTTTTCGTGAATCAGAATGCGGTCAACCAGCGACATCAGCACACGGCGGTTCAGTTCTTCGACGTTTTCATACTGCTTGAAAAGCGTTACCCAGTTCCGTTCAGTCGTACCGGTTGTCACCGTCTGCTTCATTTCTTTTTTAACCCGCAGAAGCGCGTCCTGCTTGTCCTCAATGATTTTGGTGTAACTCTTGCGGAACTCGAAGTATTCCGACTTATCAATGACGCCGCCGATGAAGTTCTCGTAAAGCCCCAGCTTGAGCTTTTGATACCGCTCAATCTCTTCCTCGATTTTGGCAATCTGGGCTTCGTAATTGAAAGCCTTGCGACTCTGAGACGGAAGCCGCTCAATCATTGCAAGCGCGTGTTCCAGATTGATGACAAGCTCAATTTGGTCATGAATGGCACGGAAGACCTTTTCCTCAACCTCTTTTGCGGCGATGCTGTGCGGGCTGCACGTCCGGGTGTGCTTATTGGTGGAACAGACGTAGTAGATATACTTTTTCGTCTTCGACGGGACGGTCTTGCGGATCATTGGCTGCTGACAGTCTCCGCAGAACAGGAAGCCGGAAAACAGATGCGCCTCGTCCTGATCGGGTGAACAGCGCATATCTCTCTGCATCATGACCTTGACTGCCATGAAGTCCTCGTAGGAGACAAGAGCTTCATGCGCATTTTCAACCTTGACCCATTCGGATTCATCCTTGCTTTTCACAACGCGGACTTTGTAGTTGGGAGTGCCGCGCTTGCCTTGCGCCAGAACGCCGATATAAACCTCGTTGGTGAGAATACGCTGGACGGCTTTGTATGTCCATTTTGCGGTATCGCCGGTTTTGAAGACGGTATCAAACTTCACACCGGCGGAATGCTTGTATTCCATTGGGGACAGGACGCCCATCTGGTTCAGACGCTTTGCAATGCGCCCAATGGAGAAGCCGTCCTTGTACATGGAAAAGATCATCTGCACATATTCGCTGACCGCTTCATCCACGATGAGCTGGTTTTTGTTCTCCGGCGATTTCATGTAGCCGTAAGGGGCGAACGAACCGACGAACTCACCGCTCTTCTGCTTGACTTCCAAACTGCTTCGGATTTTCATGGAGATGTCCTTGCAGTAAGAATCGTTAATCAGGTTTTTGAACGGGATAACAAAGGAGTCGGACTGCGGATCACCGGTCAGACTGTCATACGCATCATTGATTGCGATGAAGCGAATGCCGAGCTGCGGGAAAATCTTTTCAATGTAGCGTCCGCCGTCGATGTAGTTTCTTGAGAAGCGGCTGAGATCCTTGACCACGATGCAGTCAAGCGCACCCTTGCGGATTGCCTCTTCCAGCTTTTTGAACTGAGGACGATTGAAGGAAACGCCGCTGTAACCGTCATCCACAAACGGCTCACAGACAAGCTCCAAATCCTCATGTCTTGCGATATAGTCCTCGCAGATGGCTCTCTGGCTGGCGATGGAGTTGCTTTCTACTTTGTCTCCATCCTCACGGGACAGACGGCAGTAGATCGCCGTGCGGTAAACCTTGTCTGGCATAAAAATAACCTCCGTTTTTCTGTTTGGTGTGGTACATCAAATCAGAAAGACGAAGGCTTGCTTCAACTCTTATGAAGAGGAACACGAAAACGCCACATGACCATCAAGGCAAGCGGCTTAATCCGTATTCTTCTTTTTTTGACCGATTAAATTATACCACAGGCTCAATCGCTTGTCCATAGAACCGGGTGAAAAGATTCAGACTGTTCATAAATCAAAGACCTCTCAGATAGTGTTCCAGACAATCTTCCATTGTCGTGTCCGTCTCGGCAAAGCTGATCTTCACCACAGTTTTCCCGTCCAGATAACAATAGGGATTTCTGATCTGCTTGATGAACTCCCTCAGTCTGACTTCTTGCGGTGCCGCAGGATCAAGCCGGATGCTGCTTCTTTGAACGAGTGTGCTACGGTCAACCGTTTTCGGGCTGACGCTTTTCATTGTTTCAATGCCCATCATATTCTAAGCACCTCCTGTTTCGTGAAAATATTCAGGACAAAAGGATATGGCAGAGCATCTTGTGAAGATACCCTGCCACATAGTTTTCATCCTGAAACTATATAGTAAGTTTCTTTTGGGTTTGTTTCATTGTCCGGCATATTTGCAGCTCGCGCCCCTGCCAGAAGAACTTTGTAGTTCCGGGAATGCTGCGGACTACCAATGGTCAATCGGTATCATGGGACTCTCACCCCTCCGAGGATCGCTCCGAGCCGCCCCTTCAAAGAAAAGACGGAAGTATCATTATACCCGGCATCTGCATCGTCGCAAGCAGCCGCACCACACGACTGTTATAGCTCTCCGGTGGTCGCTCACTCCCTTTCGGGAGGTCTTGGCGTCGGAAGCTGTGTTGCTTCGCAGAAGCGGAAAGATCCGCAGCACTGAACTATTCAGTTTTCAAGGAACAGCGAAGTGGTCTGATTGACCCTTTCACTTTACAACGGACATCTTTTTGCCGTTTGTTGAGTACCGCTCAAAAAGTTTTTTGAAATTTTTTCTGCACCGCTGCTTTGAGGTCAAATGCAGCTCTGATGCCGATGCCTTTCCTCCGGGCAAACTCTCGAAGAGTCAGCCCTTCACGGGTCATCGCAAGATACAATTCGCGCTGCTTCTCGGTCAGAATAGAAAGAAGCTCCTTCTCCTTGAGGGCGGTGATCAGTTCCTCCATGCAGTCGCGGGAGTCTGCCAGCCATGCAGCGGACTTCACATCGTCCTCCGGCATAGCGTCAAGGGACAGCACGGTATCAGAAATTTTCTCTGCGCCGTCCTCATCCTCAGAGGTGTTGTCAGAGCCATACGAGCGTCTGATCCGCTTTTCCTCTGCGCGAAGGATTCTCATAACCTTGCGGTCAACCTCGGAAACTTCGCCGGTTCGTTTCACGCGCACCATGCACTTGCCGTCCTCCGTAGTCCAGAGGTCGTAATCGAACGCGATAGGGGTTTTAGGGATTTTCATTGTTCATCCTTTCCGCTGCGCGGGAACAGCGGGAAGGGTGAAGACAGAAAAAGAGCCGCATGACGGTGAGGTTTGAATCCCATGCCGATAAAACAGAGTAATTAAACTCTGTCTCATGCGGCATTAGGATGACTTCACCTATCAGGCGGCTCCACAGCTCAGCTATGACATATATTTTATTTTAGAACAGAGGTTTGTCCTCTGGTTCTTACTTGGTACGCGGGCGCAGTCTTCTCATGTTCAGCACATCAAAGACTGTGATCCGCCCGCATTTCTTGCACTTGGCTTCTACATGACCTCTCGTGTCCTCGTAGACAGCAATGGCATTGTGCTGACAATACGGACATTTCAGGTATCGGGGCTTCTGCTGGGAAATGGCAACTCTTGCCCTGCGGATTTTTTCGATCAGCTCCGGCGTCGGTTCCTGAACCCGAATGGATGCTCTCTTCATTACCACACCTCCAATGGGTCAACATACTCACTGAATGGACGATCTACCATGTAGCCGAGCTGACGAAGGCGGATAGACGCCGTTGTCTTGGAGACACCGAACAACCGGCAGAAAAGACGCAGCGTTAAGTGATCATGATACGAAAACCTCCCTTCGTAGTTTTTCAGCGGCGTTTCTGTAAACTGACACATTGCCAGGTCAACCTCTGTTTGAGGAAGCAAGATCGCCGCGCCCAAGACATTTGCTTGCCACTCGTTCCAGTCCTCGCGGGTTTTCAGCTCTCGCGGCGTATAGGCTGTCCGTGCGGAATATTTCATTTCGCAGGAAGCCTTTACCTCTTCCGATTCCAGTTGGAAGAGAATCTGATGGGCGCACTCGTGGGCAAGGGTAAATCTGCGCTTGGCGCAGAGCCGCTGCACGTTGCCGGATCGAATGAAGCTCTCGTCCAAGATGACCTGATTACGCTTCAAAGCCAGTGTGCGCGTAATACCAAGTTCCGTGATCTTGTACTCAGTGTCGGCATAGGCAGTGACACCGCAGATGCTTCCGTCCGGCGAGAGACGGGCGAATGATACGCGAAGACCGAGATAGTTCTTTGCAAACTGATCAATGGGTGTTGGCAAAGCTAATCGGTCGGGCTTGTCAGCCTCATCCCCGAAAAAGAACCGGTTGAAGTCCTTCGTTGTTGAGGCTGCAATTTCTTCAAGTTGGCGCTGGGATAAAATCATGAGCAGTTGTCCTCCTTTGCTTCGACGAACCACTTGTCTCCTTCGTGGAAAAGAAATGACTCCTTTCCGCGAATCTGAACTGTGTAACGGATGCCTCCGCCCCCAACCTTTTTGGATGTGGCGCGGCATTTGTATAGAATCTGGTCGATTTGAAAGATTACACCGTTGTCCCACCAGATAAGGCGAGGGAGGATTGCCCCCTCCTTGTCCACATCCAGCGTAACCGGGACGTATGCTTTTCTGTACTGTGTAGCCATTTCTGTTTTTCTCACTCCTGTTCCCTCATACCGGTGTATGCCGGTACGGATGATCTTCGGCAGCATAAATGCCTGTCCATTTGAACTGCTCAAAAGATGTAACTTTTTCGTGTACAACTACTCATGCCCCTTGACAGGATGAGCAATTCAGGATATACTATGAGTAGTTGGATTGCTCAGTCATTATTATACGCACTTCAAGTGCCTTTGTCAATAGACTTGCGCAATTTGATGTCGCAAACTTTTTGTGAACAGGAGTGATTACCAAAATGACGTTTGGAGAGAAATTCAAGGCTGAACGGGAGAAGCGGAAGCTGACCCAGCAGGAAGTAGCCGATGCACTGGGGATCAACAGGCGTATGATTACCCGGTACGAGAACGGCATTTCCTTTCCCCGTACCAAGGACGCTTACAGAAAAATCGCGGAATACTTCAAGGTGGATGTGAACTATCTGCTGACCGAGGACGAAGAGTTTGTGGTTCAGGCATCCGAGCAGTACGGCTCCCGTGGCATGAAACAGGCAAAGGACCTGATTGAAGGGATGTCCGGTTTGTTTGCGGGCGGTACGCTGTCCGAGCAGGACAAGGATGCGGTGATGAAGGCGTTGCAGGATATATATTGGGAATCCAAAGCCCGGAATGTTGAGAAATACACGCCGAAGAAATACAAGAAGACCGGTACGGACGCAGAGGAATAACTGTCTACGTCTCGGTTTCTTGACGGATTTACTTTGACTGTTTTCAACATGAAAGGGGTGAAGGTCCCGTGATAATTCGCTCCGAGGAAATATACAAAAAGGCGAACAGTATTGTCAAAAGCTGTGGAACAAGAGATACCTTGAAGATTGCCCGTGAGCTGGGCATTCATCTCCATTTTCTTGACAATCTGAACGATCTGCTCGGAATGTACACCTACCGCCATAAAGAGCGGCATATTCTTCTGAACTCCAACATGGAGTATCTGATCATGCAAATGGTTTGCGGTCACGAGATCGGGCATGATACCTTTCACCGTGATCTTGCCAAAGGAAACGAACCGCTCCCGGAGTTCGTGCTGTTCGATATGCGCACAAAACACGAATATGAGGCGAATGCGTTTGCCTCACACCTGATCATTGACGATGATGAGCTGATTGACCTGATGAAGCAGGACTACGATGTGGTGCAGCTCTCGGCTGCAATGGGAACAAACATCAACCTGATGCTGATCAAGCTCAACGAACTGAACCGCATGGGCTGGCAGCTCAACTTGCCTTATGTACCGCACTCTGACTTCCTGAAAAATGTCAGACCGGAGGGGTGAATGAGGATGAAGGATAGTAATTAGATGAACAACGACGACTATAAAGAAGCCCTTTTCTATGCCGCTTCCATCTTTAACGAACGCTTGGGGGCAGAGTTCAGTGAGGACAACCTTGTACTGCGCTGCTTTCAGACGGAAAACCAGCAGGAAGTCTTTGAGCAGTTCTGCAAGCAGTATTTCCCTGACCGGCTGGAAGACCGCTATACAGAGGACGGCTATTTTGACTTTCACGCCTCTGCCTTCATCGGCAAAGAAGACGGCGTTGACGGAATCCTGCTGCGGACAGACATAGCGCGTCATCCGGCAGTGTTAAAACACATTCTTCTGCATGAGCTGGCGCATATCTTCTGCATCCGCAACGAGCTTGACGGAGATAACTTCTATGAGCAATACTGTATGGACGATACCATCAGCCGCGAAGAGGACGGAACCATTAACGCCGGTTATGCGGTCTGGCGGGAACTGATTGCGGAGCTGATTGCATTTGAACTGGATGACAACTGTGATATGGTTCCGCTCCGACGCAAGAAAGACCTACTCAGCTATTACGAAGGAGAACTCCTGACCGGCAACGGGAAAATGGGCATCAGCATGATTCTCTGCGAGGCGATGACCAGTGCTGAGGGCGAAGCGTCCATGACATGGGACGCTGCCAAAAGCAAGTTTGCACGGTTCAAGCCCTTTGATGATCCACTGTACAGGGACTTGCTGGAACTGGTCTTCACACACATTAGAGAATGCTTTATCGAGATTGACCGCGACTTTATTTATGAAATTGGAGTTTTGTATCTAAGCATTGCCGCACAAGCGATGATTGCGTCCCTAAAGAACAGATTTCAGGAAGAATAGACAGACCGATAGAGAGAAAGGACGGGCAATGATATGAAATATAAGCTGTTTCGCTCCCCCGGTGATCTGGACAAGGCGGTCCGGAAGCACGAACTGGTTGCCGTGGAGACCGGCAAAAGCATTGATGATGTGGCAGACGCGCTTATCCGTGATGTTCGGGATGATCTTGCGGAAATGCCGGAGTATGCGCACTGTGAAACCGCTGCGTATGCACCGGAACCAATTCAGGAGCATCGCCGCGTAAGACGTTATCAGTATGAGATGATGGGTGTTGTTTACCCGCAGTATGCGGAGAAGAACATCCTGATTGATTATGGCGTGATTGAAGAGGCAGAGTAA